TTGTCTGATGATTTCTTTTAGTGTCGTGAAGTTTTTGTCTAGTTAATGTAGTCCATTTTGGCAAAATGTAGCGCAAATGTAGGGCAAATGTAGCGCAGATGTCGTTGATAATCAGTCTTGTAGTCCATGTAGTCCATTTTTTTAATATTTTAGCCAGGGGGTATTTATTTTTATATTTTTTAATAGGGTGGGGTATATAGAGAAAAGAGGTGAATTGGGAAAATGGTATTTTGGAGTTTTTGGTGGGCTTGGGGGTTTTTGGCAGATCGAAACCGAAACGGTTCCGAAAAGGTTTTTGTCAAATGATACACCGAGGCGGTGCATCGAAAGGTTTTTGGCGGTTGGGAGTTTTTGGTCTAACCGAAACCGAAACGGTCTCGGAAGGTTTTTGGCGGTTGGGAGTTTTTGTCGGGGTTTTTGGGGTTTTTGTCGGGTTTTTTGGCTTAAAATGTGGCAAAAATGACATTTTGGGTAGTTGAAAATGAAATAGTTGTATTTGAAACGATATTTTAAACATTGAAAATCAATCATTTATGGAGTTAATTAATGTACTGGAAGCGGTTTGTTTTGTTATGCAGCAAGATATTGAAAGGGTAAAGGCAAAAGGCCGTTACCGTGAGCTTGTTATTTGTAGGCATTTATTCTATTATTTAAGTAAATACTATTACGGCGCTAAACTTCGCGACATTGGCGCAATTACTGGGGTTGATCATACTAGCGTTATACATGGCATACAGTTAGTAAATGATCTGGTTAGCATTAAAGACGATAGCGTAATTAATGCGATCCCAGCAATTCAACACTATATAGCACAACGTTATCAAGCGGACAAAAAAATAAGCGTTTTTGTTCCGTATGATGTTAATTTGTCAGAATTGGCCGAAATACTACAAAACACATACCGTTGTAGGGTTATCTTGTAAGCGTTTGGTGCTTTGCGTACATTGCCACGCAATACAACACGAAAGGGAGGTTATTTGGGTTATCCCAGTCAGCGTACGATCTAGCCAATGCCGTGTAGTTAATTTCTAGCCAATTGTAGAGGCTTTCTATCTGTCCCATGATAGTTTGTATTGGTTAATACGAAAAAGAGGCTAAAATAGCCTCTAAATCGTTTCGGGGCATTACCCCTCATCAGTTAACCTCCAAAATATTCGTAAAGCGAATTGATTTGCATTGCGTTTTGGTCAATTTGTGGTTTATTGTTGATTTTGTTAACCCTTTCTTTTGCTTCATTATAATACAAAATAGCTTCTTTTTCAATTAATGGCAATTTAAACAGATCACAAATAAGGTTTATTTGGTCAATTTCACTTAAAGCGTAATCAAAATGATGTGTATTTTTTTTGGCCTTACTCTGTGTTTTTAATGTTGATGCCACTTTATCTTTTAATCTTCTCACAATTGATGTAATATCGTTGTTAAAATAATCATATCGCATCATGCCAGGAACAGTAAAACTAATTTCAAACGGAATACAAAAAAAGTAAAATCCTTCAGGTATTACATTATGAACAATTATTAAATGTTTTCTAGTAGTCATTGAATAAAAGTTATCATTTACAAAAATTACTTGTTGGCCATTAGGGGCCTCAACAAACTTTGCCAATTCATAATGTTCGCCGTAGCTATATAAGGTTTGATCTTTAAAAAACATTGATGGGCCTTTGCCTGCGTATTGAGTTTGTGTGGCCCACATTTTAGCAAGTTGCAAGTTTGAGTTAAAAACTGTTTTCATTTTAGTTAATTTTTATTTGGCTTTTAATGTTTGTTCTAATAATTCCCAATGCAATTGGCTGACTTCATCAACCTTTAAATTGTAAACTAAAAACGTGTTATGTACTTTTTTCCGTTTGTCTGGCGTTGCATCTCTTAAATAATGTCTGAAATCATAGTGCCAATAATAAGCAATGCCCAAATAATTGTAAGTGCCAACAAGTTTGCTATCTAAGTCATATAACTTAAAATAAGCATCGGTTGTAATTGTGTCAAGATTTAGTAACATTTTCGTTTGATTTTATTATTTCATTCAATTTAACTTGTATTCTATGGTACCCTATCATTTCGGGTAATTCTCTTAAAATATCAACGCAAGCATTATGTAAAATCTTCAGATCAGCCATTTCTAATCTTATACTTATTTCGCGTTCGTCTTGAGGTAATTTTAATGATGTGTATTTCATTTTATATATTTTTAACGTGAAAAATTATCTTGAATTTGCCCAATGATAATCCCAGCGCAAATGAGCGCAATTATGAGGTGTAAAAGTTGCTTATTAATTCTCATCTTCTACCTCCTCTTGTATTATGTTTTCTGCTATTTCGTACCAGTTGACATCTTGAACAAATGAAAGAGCATAACTCAAAGTAGTATCATTGTTACACTCCATTGACAAATGCTCTTCAACATAATTTTGTAACAATTTTGATAAGTCATAAATATCTGTTTCGTATTCAAAAGGGTTGTAGCAATCAAAGAACTCAAGAGCAATGCGCCATGTTGCGTAATTTGTCCATCCGTTGTAAGTTGTGTTTGTCATTGTTTAGAAATTTAAATAGTTAGTAATAAAAATGATTAAATAAAAAGCGGCCGCAATTGCAAGCGGTAAAATGTTTGAGGCGGTTAAATTTTTCATGTTGATTTATTTATTGATTATAAATAATGTTCAATCTTAGAAGAATTTTCATAACAAGAATTGCAAATAATAATTTCATTTTGATCATCCAATACAATTGCGTAAGATTGGCCACAATCACATTGGCATGATTTTGTTTCGCCTTTTATTTCTTCGGCTTGTTCTGTTGTTGCATAAAATTTTTTCATTGTTGGTTGGTTTGTTTACACAAATATACTAACATTTTTAACTAAACAAAATATATTGAATGTTTTTTTTATGCACAAAGTTATCAACACCATGTGTTTTCATGGCTAGAATATAGCGTAAAAGATTGGTAATTTGTTGGTTATAATGCGCCGAAAAGGGTTCTACATAAAGAAAGGCAAAGAGGGATCAGTCTACATTCATATATATGTAACTGATTTTCAGCAATATATAAAGGATCTTGAAGGCCAGGACGGCTGGGTAACACTTAGACTGTTTGAGCGTGAAAAACCAGACGATAAAGGACACACGCATAACCTGGAAGCGATAAAACTAAACAAAAGCACAAATGATTGACACGATTAGCCAAGAACAAATCAAGGACGGACAAGTAAAGATCAGTCGAAAAACTGGTAAACCAGTGCAGAAGCATGGAGGATGGCGCCCCAATTCAGGACGGAAACGTAGAATGGAAGAGGAGGAAATAATTGCACGCCTCGAACCAATGGCCGAGACTGCTTTCCGTGTATTGCATGAGAAGATAGCTCAAGGCGATAGCCGTGCTATTCAACTGTACATGCAGTACTTTATTGGTCTACCAACACAGAAGATCGAAAGCAAGATCGAGGGACAATTGAACCAGGTGCAAATTGAGGTTATTAAGCCGAATGTTGAAATACTGGAAAGCGCGACAAACTGACAATCTGTTTAACCTTTTCTATTTAACATAATACTAGTTATAATGTAAAAGGTATTTTGTTTAATGTTTGGGGCATGACAAGACGACAAAATCGTCTACACTAACGGGGGGAACTTAAAGAAAACACAAATTTGACATATCGGGGGCAAATCAGATTTTTGACACCACTAAAACACTTGTCTAGATAAAAACCACATACACTAATGACCCCACTTTTATACCTACTTTTTCAACCCAAACACTAATACTAAATTTTTAGAAAATCACTAAAACTATGGATGCTAAACTTCAGACTAATAAGATCTTTGAAATATTGCAAGACTCAAAAAAGCGCATTACGGTCATGCAAGGAGGTTCCAGATCTGGTAAAACTTACAATATCCTTATTTGGTTTATTGTAAAACTACTTCAAGAGAATGGCAAGACATTAACGATAGTAAGGCAATCTCTTCCAAGTATAAAGGGTTCAGTCCTACGCGACTTTGTGGACATACTTTCACGCTTAGGAATATATTCGGAGGATAATCATAACAAAACGGAGCAAATATATCAGCTTAACGGTAACGTGGTCGAGTTTGTTAGTGCTGATCAACCACAAAAGATTCGAGGTAGGGCTAGAACCTATTTATTTTGTAATGAGGCAAACGAACTTTCATACGAAGCATGGATGCAATTAATCATGCGTACCGAAGGCAAGATAGTGATTGACTATAACCCATCGGACATCTCCTCATGGATTTACGATGATGTGATTCCAAGAGACGATGCCGATTTTTATATTACTACTTTTAAAGACAATCCTTTCCTACCAAAAGAACTGGTTGACGAATTAGAGCGTTTGAAAGATGCCGACCCTAACTATTGGCAAATATACGGACTTGGTGAAAGAGGCTTGAGCCAAGACCTAATATACACACATTACAGAACAACTGAAACAATGCCAGAAGGTGAAACGGTGTATGGCTTAGACTTTGGATTCAACGTACCAAGCGCACTTGTGAAAGTTGTGTTTTATGAAAATGCGGCGTATGTACAAGAGTTGATATACGAAACGAAACTCACTACAAATGACTTAGTAGAAAAAATTGTAGCTTTGGGCATAGATAAGTTTGATGAAATTTATTGCGATGCCGCAGAGCCAAAAACAATTGAAGAGTTGGTAAGACAAGGACTAAATGCGAAGCCAGCGAATAAGGATGTACTTGAGGGAATACGTTCCGTTAAGGCAACTCCACTATACATTCATCAAGATTCCGTAAATTTACTAAAGGAGATAAAAAACTATCGTTGGAAAACGGATAGGAATGGTAATAAACTTGATCAACCAGTTAAGTTTAATGACCACATTAGTGATGCGATGAGATATGCAATATATTCTAAATTAACAATCCCAAGTGTAACTTGGGGAGCAATATAACAACATGGGATTATTTGATTTATTCAAAAAGAAGGGCATCAATCCTTATCCGACTAGCGCAGTGCAAATGGTCGGCATCAATAGTTCGGTAATACAAGATTATACTGGGATAGAGTATGTAAACCAAGGTTATCTTGGTAATGCAGATGTTTATTCTATTGTGAGCTTTTTAGCACGCAAGAGTGCATCAATTCCTTGGTATGTTTATAAACTAAACCCAGGTGAGAAGGCTCGCACAAACTTAATGCGATATAAGCAACTTGTAAAAGGTGTACAACATAGAGGTGCATACGAGCAAGCTATCATTGCGCGTAAAAACGCATATAGCGAGAATATTGTGATGGGAACGCCATTAGCAAGACTTCTTGAGCAACCTAACTCTTATCAATCGCAAGATCAGTTCTTCGAGAATCTTTTTGGATATAGATACCTAAGTGGTGAGGGAAATATTTATGGCAATGATGGTAAGATGGGTGGCACATTTAGTGAGCTTAATATTTTACCAACGCAGTTCCTAGAGATTTATCCCGACCCAAAAGATGTGTATGCAATTGCGGGATATAAGTTGCAAATTGGTGCTGGTGTTGATCTACCTAAAGAGCAAGTGATGATGTGGCGTAGTTGGAATCCAGACTTCGATGCAACACGCAGAACGCATCTTCGTGGACTATCTCCACTTCGTGCAGCTTATAAAACGCTTCGCATGAGTAACAATGCTGCGGATGCAAGTGCAACAATGACTGGCAATGGAGGAGCGAAAGGAGCAATTACTCCAAAGCCACTTGGTAGCATCGTGCCATCATTTACAATTGAGCAAGCAAATGATATAAAAAGAGCCGTTAATGAGAATCTAAACGGCATAGATAATAAGGGAAGAGTTGCAGTACTGCAAACACCATGGGACTATTTAAACTTTGGTCTATCTAGTGTTGACATGGAGCTAGTAAACACACTTCGTATGTCAATGCACCAGTGGTGTAGGGTGTTTGGCCTTCCAGCAGTTTTGTTTGATGTTGATACATCATCATACAACAACTATCAAAACGCAATGCGTGATCTTATTACCAACACAATTATTCCAATGTGTTGTCAGCTCCGTGATGAATTAAATAAATTTCTCGTGCCTAGATATGGTGAAGATTATTTTATTGACTTCGACATTACGGCGTTACCAGAGATGCAGCAAGACATGGAGAGAATGGTTCGTTCACTTCGCGATGCAAACTGGTTGACAATGGATGAAAAGCGCGTAGCAATGAACTACCAAGAGAGAGAAGGGGCATTTGAGTATGCTTATATCAATAGCGGCTTAATTCCTATTGAGCAAGCGGTGATGGACTTAACAATACCACCAAGCGAAGAAGAAGATGACATGGGATCTGACATGGATAACATCGCAAACTACCGAAGAGGAGATTCATCAACAAACGATGATGAAATATCCCAAGCTGAAGAGCGAGCAACAATGCGCAGTAGAGAAGAGGATGATGACATCATTGAGGATAGCATATAAACAAAAGTGCATCGATGAACGCGAAGCAAAGAAGCGAATATTGGGTGAAGTTTGAGAGGCTTCGTAGGCAACTCGATGCAAAATATAGTTCTTTATTTCAGAAGGCAATTAGCAAAGACCTAGAGAAGGTAGCAAGTGATGTGAGGCTTTATGGTACGGGTGCTGCACAAACACTTATGGGTGCTTATGCTTGGAATGATGAGATGATGAAAATAATGATGCAGCTTTATAGAGAAGCGGCAGTATTATTTGGTAACGCATCATTTAGAGCAGTAAGAAACATGAGTCAAAAGGCATCAGACCCATTTGGACTCAATGGTGATTTTGTGAGTACGATCATGCAATTTTTGGCGCAGTATGGCTTTATGCTTGTAGCAGACATAACGCAAACAACAAAAAAGCAATTACTAGTAATCATTAACAAAGGAGTTGCAGAGGGACTTGGTATAGATGAGATAAGTAGGCAGATCGTACAAAGTGATGAGTTAGGATATGCAATGATGAGGGCAAGAAGGATAGCAAGAACGGAGGTAATGCGTGCAAGTAACTATGCCGCAATGGAAGGCGCAAAATTGCATAACTTTGAAGTGGATAAGGTTTGGATAGCTAGTCGTGATTTAAGGACTCGTAGGATTCCAAGAGATTCATACGATCACTTTCACATGGATGGCGCAACAGTTCCGTATAATGAGCCTTTCACCTCAACTGGTAAAAAAGGAGATACGGTGCTAGCAGCGCAGCCAGGCGATCCAAATGCACCAGCAGGATTCACGATCAATTGTAGATGTACGGTTGGTTTTGTTCCGAAAAGAGATGAGAACGGAAGATTAATA